ATTAGACATTTGGATAATAAGTTTTCGGGGTTATAAATGAACTTGAAGAAGAACCGTCTTCAGCCAATGCTCTCTGTAATTCATCTTCATATAATAATTTCATATTTTGAGTTAATTCTGGTTTAAATTTTTGTGATAAATAATAAGCTAAACCTGATGCCATACACGGCACAAATCTGTAAGGAACATCTGTTGCGTTAGTATAGTCACCAACATCTTGTATTCTTTTCACATAATAGTAGTTAATAAAATTACCAGCTTCTGATGAACCTGGTGTTAAGTATAAAGTGATTGTAACTTTATCTATAAATCTTTGTACAAAATATTGTGATGGCTGACCTGTTGATGTCTTATTTGATAAAGCTTGATATGTAGATCTATTTATTTTTGTAAGAGGTGAATCAACACTTGAAGAGTTTCTGTAAACAGCTTCTAATACATCGTCAACACCATACACAGCTGTAGTGCTAGAAGTTCCATCACCTGTTGATCTAAACATTGTGTATTCTGCTTGACCACTAACTAATGTAATTGAGTTGTTTGCTACTTCCCAATAGTGAAGTCCTCTATTACCCCACTCTTGAAACATAATATTAAGAGATCTTCTTGCCTGACGCAACTGATTACCAGATACGCCTTGCATACCTATTCTCTCATAAGCTTCTTCGATTATCTCATCGATAGCAAATGTTTTATCGAATGTTGTTGTACCCGAAGTAGTATTAGCCATTTAAACTCCTTATGCAGTTAAATTAGGGCCAGAATACTTGTCAGTTAACAATGTGTAAGCAGCAACATTTGTTTTAGTTTTACAAAAAATTCCTTTTGGAAATAATATTCCGTCTTCAGGGAATGAAAAATTAATCACATCTCCTGTAGGAACATCTCCAACGAACAATGTAGTTCCAGAATTTGAAGTTGTTGAAAGTTCTAAAACGCCAGCTCCACCACCATCAGAGGCTATAATTAAACCTCTTAACCTAATTGGTTGAGCCACGATTGCAGTAGCTCCAGCTGCCGCATCTGATCTTGTTGCTTGTATATCACCTTTACTTGCCATTTTTTATCTCCTTATTGGTCTTGGTGGGTATCGAGATCAAAAAGTCTCGAAGTTTCCCACCAAGATAATTAACTATTAAGATGCGAATACAAATGCACCTGTAGTAGCGTCAGCCGCACCACCCATTTTTGAAGCAATGTGGTATGTGCCATCTTCGTAACAAATAAAAGCAATCATGCTTCCAGTTGTAAAAAGATTTGTTGCTGCGTTAGCAGGAGTGAAAGTTAATAAAGTTTCATTCGCTGCTGAGGTATCAAAAGTTACTTCTGATGAACCTCTTGACTCAATTACAGATCCTGTTGCAAAAACATCTGATCCAGCACAGTCAAAACTTAAAGTTGCAGTTCCGCCTGTTGTATCTTTAGCTTGTGCGTAAACAACAACTGTTCCAGCCGTTGCTGCGGGTAACGTGCAAGCAGCTGCTGCTGCGCCCGTGTAGTCCACCACTGAAATAGTGTCCGCTGCTAAAGTTAGAGTAGAAGCTGTTGCTACATCTGATACTGATAAACCAGTTAAGTCAGGCATACCTGAACTCATTCTAGTTGTTACTGCTCCAGTAGACGTGTTTTTAGTCGCTACTTGAAAGCCTTTTTCGGATCGTACCGGTCCGTTAAACGTTGTACTTGCCATAATTATATCCTCCTAGTTTTCCGAACACAGTCTCTAGGCCGTCGACTATACGCGTCTGTGCTCTAATTAATTGTATAGTAAGAATTTTATATATTAGATTTGTGTAGAGTGCAAGAGATCCTGTAGTGAAGTTACGTATTTCAACGATGTAGCTTTTGTTTAC